CAGAAACTTACGATGACGAGAATGAACCCAACGTACACGGCGGCGCTATGTGGGCACGTATGCCTATAACAGCGTTATGCGGTGACACTCCGTATGACGAGTGGCCGGTGCCTATGGACGTATGGGCTGCGCAGCCTTGGGACTGTAGTTCTCGCACGCACGCTGTTTACGTGCTTGACAGGGCAACACCATGTCCTTGGCTTGCAAAGATAGATGGTGAGATGTACCCAGCAAAATACATGTTTACGGTGGACTATACGGATTCAGAAATAGGCGATGACCCTGCACAACACAAGCAGAGTCATGTCATGGAACTCTTAGATGCTGGTGAGTGGACAGGGAACATAGTAGCCCTACCTAATAATAGAGTGCGTGTTACTCACCCGGCATGGTTTGAGACAGGCGAGGGGGCACCAGACTTTAGACCTTCTCAGTATGTGCATTACAGTAAGTCTGATTTGGACTACACGTTAGATACCAACCAGATATTTAACAACTTATACGCGGAGTAAGTTATGGCAATGAAGAAAAAGACTAAAGGCTACAAAGTTGGTGGCATGAAGTCCAAGATGAAGGCCAAGGGTATGAAAGCTGGCGGCAAGATGACATCTAAGATGAAGGCCAAGGGTATGAAAGCTGGCGGTAAGATGACATCTAAGATGAAAGCTAAAGGCATGAAAGCTGGCGGTAAGATGAAAGCCAAAGGCATGGCGAAGGGTGGCATGAAGACCAAAGGTTATATGGCTGGAGGGTTGAAAGACGCGCCAGAGGGTAACAAGGGGCTTAAGAAGTTACCTAAAAAAGTGCGTAACAAGATGGGGTTCAAGGCCAAAGGCGGCATGATGAAGACCAAGGGCTACGCCGCAGGTGGCATGAAGTCCAAGATGGCTACTAAGAAGAAGCCTACTAAGCAGAAGGTTCGCGGTGCCGGTATCGCTCGTAAGGGTGTACGTCCAGCAAAGATGCGTTAGGAGTTAAATATGGCTGAAAAACTATCAAATGCTGAGCGTAGAAAACGGTTTTCAAAAGAACTTGCTAGGCTTGAAAAAACCCTTTCTCCAGAAGAAAGAGAAGATCGTAGAGGACAAAGTTTCGCAAAAAGATTTTTTCTTGATGCGCCCAAAGATGTTATGGGCACCGCAATGGATAGAGAAGGCATTTCTGGTGCCATTCCCGGTATGAGTGGAGGAGATATTTCTCCAGAAGCTAGGGCAAAAGAGATATTTGACGCTAGCAGGAAGCGAAGAGCTAAAGAGAAAAAAGACGCGCAGCGCACGGCAAAAAATAGAGCACGCGCTAAAGCTAATCCCAGTTTGTTAAAGGGTGGGGTTAACTATAAAAAGGGCGGCAAAGTCAGAGGTGCTGGTATAGCCCGTAAGGGTGTGCGTCCAGCGAAGATGCGATGAGACACTACTATAAGAAAGGCGGTAAGGTTAAATCAAAGGGGAAAATATGCCCTGCTGGTAAGGCGTGGGCCAAGCGTACCTTTGATACCTACCCGTCTGCTTATGCAAATATGGCAGCTTCTAAGTATTGCAAAGATCCTAACTATGCTAAAGGCAGTAAGAAAAAGAAGAAGTAATGGCTAAAGACCCCAAGGTAGGCACAGGCAAAAAGCCAAAGGGCAGCGGTAGGAGACTGTATACGGACGAGAACCCCAAAGATACAGTATCTATAAAGTATGCTACTGCACAAGATGCCCGTGATACCGTAGCTAAGGTCAAAAAGATAAGAAAACCTTTTGCTAGAAAGATACAAATACTCACAGTGTTAGAGCAAAGAGCCAAAGCAGCGGGTAAACATACCCAAGCAGACATCGCAAAACGAGGTAAAGAGGCCATACGCAGGGCACGAAAGGTAAAGTAATGGGACAGCTTAAACAGTGGCGAGATCAACAGTGGGTTCGTATTGGCACCGATGGCAAGATCAAGGGGCCATGCGGCACGTCAAAAAATAAAAAGAACCCTGATCGGTGCCTACCAAAAGCGAAAGCACAGTCTCTCAGCCAAGCAGAGCGAGCCAAAACCGCTAGGAAGAAAAAGAAAGCGGGGGCAAGAGGGCAACAAGTGGTAGCAAACACCAAGAAAGCCAAGGTAAGAACTGCAAAAGAGGGCGGTATGATCCGCGAAAATCATAAGGGTTGCGGGGCTGTCATGGGTGGCCGCAGAAAGAAAACTTTGTATGTGAGAGGTACTAAGAGTGGCTAAATTAGAGGTTTTTCAGAACGGTAATTTTTCTGATGGTCGGCCTGTATTCCAAGTTGGAAGCAAGAATGAAGACGGCAGTTATAACATTGTTAACGCTAACCTGATGAGCGAAGAAGAGGCCAATGCGGTGTTAGCCGAACTACAGCCTGCACCTAAGAAAGAAGCGGCACCTAAGAAAGAAGCGGCACCTAAGAAAGCTCCAGCTAAAAAAGCAGCTAAGAAGAAGTAGATGGCTACCTCTGGAACAACAGCATTTGATATGGACTTCACGGAAATCGCTGAAGAAGCGTGGGAGCGTGCGGGCCGCGAAATGCGTTCGGGGTATGACTTACGCACTGCCAGACGTTCTATGAATCTGCTGACTATTGAATGGCAGAACCGTGGTCTTAATCTGTGGACTATTGATGAAGGCACTGTAACTCTTGTTAAAGGCACTTCTCAGTACGATTTACCCGCAGACACTATTGACTTACTAGAACAAGTTATACGCACCAATAGTGGTGACCAGAACACACAATCTGATCTAACTATAAGTCGTATTAGTGTTAGCACCTATGCGTCGATACCGAATAAGCTAACTCAAGGTAGGCCGATACAAGTTTACATAGAAAGACTTGTGGCTAACCCAAAAATAAACGTATGGCCGGTTCCAGACAAAGATAGCGAATACATATTTAAGTATTACCGGATGCGTAGGATTCAAGACGCTGGTAGCGGTATAGAAACTGCAGACGTGAGTTTTCGCTTCTTACCCTGCCTTGTTGCAGGGCTGGCGTACTACATAGCTATGAAAGATCCAGAACTAGCGCCCCGCATACCCTTACTTAAAGACGTTTATGAAGAACAGTTTCAGCTAGCTGCTGAAGAAGACAGGGTAAAGGCACCTGCTCGGTTTGTGCCGAGAATAGGTTATGTCTAATCGCTTCGCTTCTACAAAACGTGCTATTGCAGAGTGTGATATCTGCGGTTTTCAGTTTAAGTTACGAGAACTAAAAGAGATAATACGAAAGGGGAAAACTACTAATCTGAAGGCTTGTCACGAATGCTGGAACCCTGACCACCCTCAGTTGAAGTTGGGTGAGTTTCCTGTTGATGACCCGCAAGCCATACGTGACCCAAGACCTGATAGGAGTCTAGGCGAGGCAGGTAGTAATAGTAGTAGACAGATACAGTACGGGTTTAATCCTGTTGGTGTAGGTAGAGACCCGTTTGGTTTAACACCTAATGACCTTGTTGCTACAGGGGAAGTAGGTACAGTAACGGTAACAACAACTTAGGTGATCCTATGAAAAATATGAGCACAATAAAGCCAGTAAAGAACGCTCCTAAGACAGACATGAAGAACGTTAAAACTACGGGCATAAAAATTCGTGGTACGGGTGCAGCTACAAAAGGAACTATGGCCCGTGGGCCTATGGCGTAAATTATGAGTATGACCTACTCACAGCTAACGGCGAACATACAAGACATTTGTGAAACTACATTTACAAGTGACCAGCTTGCTATGTTTGTACAACAGACAGAACAGTTTATCTATAATACTGTTCAGCTTCCGTCGTTAAGAAAGAATGTATCCGGCACTATAACGTCAGGTAACAAGTATCTAGCTGTGCCATCGGACTATTTATATACCTACAGTTTAGCTGTGGTTAATAGCGATGGATCTTTTGATTTTCTGTTAAACAAAGATGTTAACTTCATTCGTGAGGCGTACCCCACTCCTACATCTACAGGCACTCCAAAACACTACGCTAATTTTAACGATGAGACTTTCATTCTTGGCCCTACACCTAGTGCTAGTTTGACCGTAGAGCTTCACTACGGGTACTACCCAGAGTCTATTGTCACTGCTAGCACGTTACCGTGGCTCGGTGAAAACTTTGATTCTGCGTTACTAAACGGTTCTTTGGTTGAAGCAATACGCTTTACAAAGGGCGAACAAGATATGGTTGCAATGTATCAACAAATGTTTGCACAGTCGTTAACTTTGTTAAAGGCACTAGGCGATGGCAAGCTGCGTGGGGATACGTACAGAGAAGGCCAGTATATTCAGGCGGTTACGTAGCATGTTTGTGAAAGCACCAGAAATGGAAATAGGGCAGGTTTTAGTAACCACTACTGAACACAAAGGCCATGACCCAGAGTATTGGGCTGAACAGGCTACTAATCGTATTGTGAGTGTCGGGGGCAACTGCCATCCAGCCATAGCACAACAAGCAGAAGCATTCAAAGAAATGGTACAAACTTTAGTTTGTCTGTATATGAAAGAAGCAATAAAAAGCGATAGGACTACCTTAATCGCCGAGTTATTGAAACAAGGTCATGGTGACATGGCAGAAATACTTAGGAGAATCTAATGGCTATATCGACAGCTATGTGCACCAGTTTCAAAAAAGAACTTTTGGAAGCAAAGCACAATTTTTTGAACTCTGGTGGTGACACTTTCAAGATAGCTCTGTACACAAGTTCAGCATCTTTAGGTGCAAGCACCACTGCGTATTCAACATCTAATGAGGTATCTGGCACAGGATACACAGCAAAAGGTGCTACGCTAACTCGTGTAGACCCAAGCACAAGCAGCACTACGGCATTTACAGACTTTGCCGACGTGACTTTTTCCAGTAGCACAATCACAGCGAATGGGGCACTGATATTCAATGAAGATACGTCAGGCGATACGTCTGTTTGTACTTTGGCTTTTGGTGGTGACAAGACCAGCACGGCTGGAGACTTCACGATTACGTTCCCTACAGCAGACGCTAGCAACGCGATTATTCGCATCGCATAGGACTTAACGTGTGGCAGACATTACTGGCTGGGGCAGAGGCACTTGG